GCATCAGACTCAACCCCAACCACTAACTAAGGAGCGCCTCAGATGGCCTTTTTATCCGCCAACAGCTATATGGGTCTCGTCGTCGAAGCGACACGAGGCACTCTACCAACAGGAGGAACTCCGGTCTACATTCCGGTCACGTCTCCACAGGTAACGCCAATGCAGACATTCCTGCGAGACGAAGCCTTCCGAGGCTCACCAACTGTCGTTTACGACCAGGTTCAGGGTGTACGTCACGACGAGTACGACGCTAAGTTCTACCTGTTTGCTGACACCTTTGGAAACCTTGCTAAGGCAGTGCTTGGTGGCACAGACACCGTTACTGGTTCTTCTGTTTACACACACAACATCAAGCTCTTGAACAACGCAGCCACAGGCTCACAGCCACAGTCATACTCAATCCTTGACTTCGACGGTGCTAACTACTTCACCATGACAGGCGCACAGGCTGACAGTCTGAACATCACCTTTGGTGCAGAAGCAGCAGCAGACGCAACAGTGAAGTTCTTTGCTAACCCATACACTTCATACACATCAGCACCTGCTCCGTTCACAACTTTGTCATTGTCAACCGAACACCTGATTCCTGCATGGGACACAAGCATCACAGTTAGCGGAATTAACTCAGGAGCAGCTCTTACCTACATTCAGACCGGTGAACTTATGCTTGCTCGCAAGACTGCACCTATCTTTACAATGGGTACACAGGCTCCGCTTGTTAACTTTGCTGGGCCTATCGAAGTTACTGGTAAGTTCACAGCCGTTGTAAACACAAACGCAGACGCTTGGTCAACTGGATCAACAGCAGAAGCACTTACACGCTCACCGCAGGTAATGACTATCACCATGACTGACCCTAACGACACAACTTCTGCAACTAACCACAGCATTGCCTTCACAATGACTTCGGTTCAGTTCCACGATGTCAAGCGCACACGCGGTAAGGAATACACAGAAGTAGAATTGTCATTCACTGCAAACGCAAACGCAACCGACGCTACAACTGGTTACTCACCAGTTCAGGCAACGATTGTCAACGCAGTCGCAACCGCTTACTAAACAACAACCCAAAGGGGATGAAATGCCAGCAATAAACCTTCCAAATAATCAGTCAGCCATCTTGTATTCACGAGACGAAGTTACGGAGCGCACAGCTCGTTCTATCTCTCGTGCGTACATGAAGGCGGCTGGTTCGGCAGCGAAACTAACCAACCTCGGATTTGACGAAGCAAAGCCTGAAACATGGACTATCTTCGCCGACATCTCAGACGAGGACAGAAACAACCTCGACGGCTATCAAGCAGAACTTATTGCTGGAATGGTTAAGTCGTGGTCACTAGGCGACCTGCCAACAGTTGACTCTGCGCTCGACCTGCCCAAGAATGTCTTTGAGGCATTAGCTGAGGCTTGCGGTAATGAGTTCAACAACACTCCTGACTTCTCGCCAAACACAGACCCAAAAGCCCTTACCGCCGACTAGCGCGGCTGGAGGCAGCACTTAGAGGTAAAGACGCTGAGGTGGATCACGAGGTTTCCAATCTTTATAGAGAACACCGATTTCGCAAGGCTCTAGGTGGGTCTCACGAAGACTTTATGAATCAACCAAGTGAAATAACAGACTGGCTACTTGCCATAGATGATTTAATGAACGAGGTTCAACGTGGCTGAGATTATTATTTCAGGCATTAGCGAGTTTGACAAGGCACTTAATTTTGACATTGCAAAGTCAGATGTTGCAGCTCGAAACATTGTGACTAAAGGCGCACTTATTATTGAGCGCAAGGCTAAAGAAGAGTTCCGCGCTCGACCTGGCGGATCACAACGAACGGCTAAGTCTGGTCGGGTTTATTATCAGGGCGCTCCTAAATACCCAGCAACACCACCACAGCCAACGCAACGCTCAGGCAACTTGCGTAACTCAATTAAGACGCAACAAGTAATATCTCTGGGAGTTGGTCGCTGGCAATCAGACACCGGCCCATCAGTTAAATACGCAGGGTTTGTTGAATACGGAACATCTAGGTCTCGTGAGTTCCCATACATGACACCAGGCGTAAAGAACAGCAACGAAGAAATCAACACAATCGCTCAGGAGGAGTGGCGCTTAGCCCAAGAATAATGGCACTACTACCTCTAGTAACACTCACCGCAGACATCACAGAGTTCGCTGAAGCAATTACTCAGGCTCAATCACTTATGAGTGAGGTCAAGTAATGGGTTTTCTTCCACCTATTATTGCCACGCTTATAGCTGACACCAAAGAATACACAGCCAAGATGACTGAGGCGCAAGCCAAGATGACCGAGTTTGGTGCTTCCTCACAGACATCAGCCGGTTTGTTTGGTCTTTCCTCTAGCACTATCGCTCTAGGAGCCGCAGGCGTGGCTGCTGCCATTGGTGGCTACGCAGTCAACTCGGCTTACAAGTTTCAAGAAGGACTTGACAAACTTAAAAACCAAGCAGGTTTAACAGAAGGTCAAATAAAAACTCTTGGAAATGAAATACTTTCTATTTCCGCAAACACTGGTATTGCAGCCGGTGATCTAGAAGCGGCATCACTTACTATTTCACAAGCAGGACTTCGTGGAGCCGCCGCCTACAACACCTTAAACGCCTCAGCCAAAGCAGCCGTTATTACTAACGCTTCGGTTGCCGACACAACCAAAGCCATTGTTGCAGCTCAAACTTTGCAAATTGCAAAAGGCATGGATGTTGCCAATTTGACTGGAATCCTCGTTGCCGGCTCCAAAGACTTTGTTGGTGGACTATCAGCCGAAGAACAAATGCTTTCAGGTCGAGTTGGTGTTGCACTTGCTAAGTACGGACTGACCCTTAAAACAATTATTCCTTTAGGCGCTGAGTTTGCCAAAGTTGGACTGCCTACGCGCTCAATTACATCGTTTGCTAACTCTTTAGCTGCGCTAGAAAAACCAATGACAGACGCTAAGGGCAAACTAACTTCCTATGCCTTAGGTCTTGAAAAGGTAGGTCTAAGTCAAGACAAGCTTGCTGCCGAACTTAAAGCAGGAAACATAACTGCTATTTTGTCTTCCATTAAAGACGCGGCTACGGCATCAGGTCAACCTCTAAACGAAGTTGCGCAATTAGTCTTCGGATCAACTGGAAGTGGCGCTGCCTCAGTTCTTGTTAAAAACCTTAACGACTTGTCAACGGCGCAAAAAAATGTAGCCAGCGCAAGTGCAACTTCTTTAACAACAGGTTTTAGTACAGCCATGACGCAACTTGGGCCACAGCTCAAGAAACTAGAAGCATCATTAAGTGCGCTTATGATTAACGCTGGAAAACTTTTGCTTCCAGCAATTACTGACGTAGCAACCTGGGCTAATAAAGCATTGACGGCTATTCAAGATTTCTTTAAGAGAAACCCAATTATTCTAAATCTTGTGGCCGACGTTGCAAAGATTGGCAAAGGACTTATTACTTCTTTGTTAAATCCTTTACAAGGAGCCAAGACAATAGTTAGCGGAGTGGGTGGTCTGCTTGGAGACTTAAACCCATTCAAGAGCACTCCAACAAAAACAACAACTACACCAGCTAAGAAAACCACAACTGTTAATGTTAAGGTTAAGAAGTAATGTCATTTATTAACGACCAGTCAAATGACGAAGAATGGAACATTGAAATAGAGTCAAGCATTATTGCTGAGGCTCTTGCTAACGACCCAGCCTTCATTCAAGCCATCTCTCTTGCTGTTCGCAACCAGATGACTAAAGACGTGCGCTGGATGGGCAACCTATTCGCTAAGTGGGCACAGACTCAACCACCGGCTCCAACGACTAGGAAACGTGCGCAATGACACTTGCCTCACTACCTACGCTGTCGGTGCAGATTGCCTTCACCCCGACCAACATCCAAAGCCTCACGCAAACTTGGACTGACGTTACGCCCTACGTTCGTGACTTCACTACCAAGTTAGGTCGTCAGCACTTTCTTGACCGTGTAGAAGCTGGAACGCTAAACATGACCGTCAACGAGCGCACAGGATTCTTTCTCAACGGATCAGTCAACGGTACTGGTTATGTGATTCAACCTCGCCTACCTATCAAGGTTACGGCGACGTGGAGTGGCACAACCTACCCAGTGTTCTACGGCCTCATTGACAGCATTGACGAAAAGATTACCGACCAGCTCAACGTAGACCTGACCATTAACGCTACCGACCTAGTTAAGTTCTTGTCACTTC